ACAGGGACTAACCCTGTTCGTGCGTGAGGAGCAGTGCGGGGGCGGGTTGCCCCCCTTATATAAAATCGCAAGGTACCAGTAAGCTATAAACGACCCAAAGCGACCTCTCAATATAAAAAGCACTTTGTTTACACAGGGGGCACAGAAATTTTTTCGTGTGTAAAAATGCCCACATAGGGTCGCAGACCATAAAGTACGCATATACTATATACTGGAAAGGTGAAAAAATGATTCCCACTATGAAGAAGTACGAAGATTCAAGAGTACCAATTACAATTGATCCAATTACGAATAACTATCAGATTATGGTGCCAGAGTGGGTCATCAACGAATTTGACTGGTATGAGGATACGGAATTAGTATGGCATGTAGATAATAATGGAATTCATATTCAGCAAATTAGTGATTGACAAATCGAACTGATTGACAAGTTGTATAAATTACAGTATGATATGAATGTAATTACAACACATTATGGCGAAAGGATTCACAGTCAAAGCAAAAAACCCAAAGAAGACGACTCCGAAAGAACCAGAATTTGACTATAATTTAGCAAGACAATTAGTCAGAGGAAAAACAATTGTATTTTGTTTACCAGGTCGAGGAGTCTCATATACATTTTTAAAATCATTTGTAACATTATCATTTGATTTAGTTCAAGCAGGAGCAGCAATACAGATATCACAGGATTATTCATCGATGGTAAATTTTGCCCGATGTAAGTGTCTTGGTGCAAACGTATTGCGAGGACCAAATCAATTACCTTGGGATGGTAAACTCAAATATGATTATCAACTCTGGATTGACTCAGATATTGTATTCAACGCAGAGAAGTTCTATCAGTTAATATTGATGGCAACTCCAGAAGAAGCAATAACAAAGGAAGAAGTATATGAACCACTGAAGGATGAGAAGACAGGAGAGGTAGTTAAGAATAAGGATGGAAGTGATGCACAAAAACTCGCAGGATATAAGTTACTTGTCGATCAATCGAAAGAACGTCATATCTGTGCTGGATGGTACTGCACCGAAGATGGAAAGACAACATCCGTAGCTCACTGGTTAGAAGAAGATGACTTCAGAAGTAATGGTGGAGTTATGAATCATGAAACAATTGATAGCATCACAAAGAGAAAGAAACCTTTCACTGTAGATTACACAGGTTTTGGATGGTTACTGATTAAGAACGGTGTCTTTGAAAATGAAGGTCTACCATATCCTTGGTTTGCTCCAAAGATGCAAGTATTTGAATCAGGAGAGGTTCAAGATATGTGCGGTGAGGATGTCTCATTCTGTCTTGATGCAAAAGAAGCAGGATTTGAAATCTGGTGTGACCCTCGAATTCGAGTTGGACATGAAAAAACAAGAATCATTTAATGACACGATATAATCTTCTACGAAACGGTAAAATTGTTTTCTGGGACTTATCAGAGAATGAATTAATGGATCGTCTCGAAGACTTCGCAGTCGAACAATATGTCACTGGTGAAAATATTAGTCAACAAATTACTTATGAACCTATCAAGGAGGAAAACTAAATGGCAAAAGGAATGTTAAGTGGAGCATCTTATAATCGTGATGCTCGACCAAAAAAATCTCGACAGGGAACTGGAAAACACTCGAAATATTCAGCGACCTCTCGTAACTCGGCTCGCAAGAGATATAGAGGGCAGGGTCGGTAATGTATTGTCGCATACGACTTCAAGAAACAAACTATCAGGAATACTCGAACTATCGTATTCTTGGTAGTTCTTCTTTTGAAAGGTGTCTTGAAATCTATCGTGAATATGTAACCTATAAGGGATTTACTGATGTCGTACCAATCTTTCGGGAAGAGTTTGAGTTACCACATACTGATATTATTGGTTATTATGATGAAAATGAATTAGTCGCATTTACTCTTGCGTATAAATTTAAGAGTGTGAATAGTGTATGGGCGGATCAGTTTGCTTGGAACTATAAAAATAAGAAACTGAGTCTGGGTCACGTTGCGAATCGAAATGAGATTGCATTATATAAAAGATTAGGTTACGATTACTATTATTTGGGAGAAGATGCAGATTATAAAGCGAAACTTGATGGATACGAAATTTCTAACTTCTTTGAAACATGTCAAAATTAATTGCAAATCTACCAACGAAGAAAGTATGGGTACGAAAAGAGTATTTGACTGACTTTCAATCGGGTTTTGGAGAGTTTGTAGAGGGTTTATGGGTCTGTGCAAAGTCAATACAAGGTCGTGCTTTCTATTTTGAGACGTATTTACCCGAATATGGGGCGATGTATGATAAATTACCCATATCCGCTTTTCTCTCGGCACCTCAAACCCCTGATCCTGACATGGATTTAGTGAATTTACAGTTTTGGAACTGTATGGACTATGATGTTACTGTCATTGTCAAGCAATTTGTCGCTCCAATGGAGTGGGAATGTCGTACAAGACACTTTGGAAACCAAAAAGGGCAGTATATTTGCACTTTAGATAACTATCACGGTGATAATAACCAAGTAGATACTGCAACAAGTGAACTTCCTGATGAACATAAGTCATTTAACCTTATACAATTACGAAATGGGCAGTTTTGTCTCTATCCAAACAACAGATGTCGTATCTTTGACACCTCAATGACTCCACAAGACGTTAAAATACCTGATTTTAAGGTATCAACACGTATCTTTGAAGTTGAAAATGATGTCAACTGGGGTAGATTAGGTGATTGTGACGATTATTTCTGGACTACACCCGATGAAAGAAAAGAAAAGTAGGTATATTTTACATTGGATTGGTCAATTATCTAAAATTCGACCAGAATTGGGTAATTTTGCCATATGTCCTTATGCATCAAAGGCAAATTTTGCGATAGTAGATGAAAAATTAAGTCAAATTGTGCCAAATGACGAGTTTGACGTTATAATATACGTAGTTGAGGACAATATTGACGCAAATTTCTTGTATGATGCTGTTGATGACTACAATCGCAACTATCCTGACTACAAATTCATCGCAGATCACGGAAAAACGAAGACATACATACAAGGAATACAGACAAGTAACGGAAAATACAACTTAGTTTTGTGTCAACCACGTTCAGAACTCACTGAAGCAAGAAAAAAACTTGCAAAAACCAATTATTACGATTATTGGGACGAAAATTACTTAAAAGAAGTACTAGAGGACGACTATGGAATCATCAGAGACTAAAAAAGAGTATACTGAAAAGGAATATTGGGAGGGAAAAGTCCCTGATGAGCTATTTGATGAATATTTGCAGAAGTATGGATACGAATATACTCCCTGATGGGATATAAATAAATCTAAAAGTATCAATAATGGCGATTCAACGCAAATCAAGAGCATTTAAGGATATAAGTTTGTCTTTTTCACCACACCCAGTGACGGGAGATCTTCCTATACTCTTAAATGAACGTGCGATTGCCAGATCAGTGAGAAATTTAGTAGAGACAATACCTTTTGAGAGGTTTTTTAACTCTTTAATCGGTACAGACATACGTGAATCATTATTTGATAACTTTTCAAGATCAACAGTTTATGTTATTGAGGATCAAATTAGAGAAACAGTTACTAATTTTGAACCAAGGGTGTCAAATGTTGGTGTTGAAGTGATTGGAAGACCAGATTTAAATGAACTAGAGGTTAAGGTACTTTTTGATATTGTTGGACTTGAAGTGCCAACTCAATCTTTTACTTTTATACTAGAACCAACGAGATAATATGCCTTTTACTCAATATACTAGTTTAGACTTTGAGGATATCAAAGCACAGATCAAAGATTTTCTCCGATCAAATTCAAATTTTGTTGATTTTGATTTTGAAGGTTCCAATTTCTCTGTTTTAATTGATACTTTAGCATATAATACCTATATTAATTCATTTAATGCAAATTTAGTTGCAAATGAATCATTTTTGGATTCTGCAGTCATACGTGAAAATGTTGTTTCACTTGCAAGAAATATTGGTTACGTTCCACGTTCAAAAAGAGCAGCGATTGCAAAAATAAAGATAAATGACATCGATCTTGGACCAACTTCTAATGCTACTCCAAGAAGTTTGATATTAAGATCTGGATTAGTTTGTGTTGGTAGTGTTGAAAATACGACTCATAGATTTTCGATTCCTGAAAATGTCACATCCACAAGAATTGTTAGTAGAGGAGTGGATAATGACGGAAATATTCTGACAGATGCGAATGGAAATCCAATTAACCACTCATTCGCTCAATTTGGCGATGAAATATCAATTTATGAAGGAACATACTTGACTCGCACATATCGAGTAAACACTGCTATAGATCAAAGATTTATTATTGATAGTCCAAATATCGATGCATCGACATTATCTGTCTATGTTGCAGATCCAAACCAAGTTACGATTGGAGTAAAGTATGCTAAAGTTGATAATATATTAAAATTAGATAAAAACTCAGAAATATTCTTATCACAGGAAATTCAAGACGAAAAATATGAAATTTTATTCGGTGATGGTTTTTTTGGTAAAAAATTAAAAAATGGTTCCACAGTTCTTGCAACTTATATTGTTACTGAAGGAAAAGATGGGAATGGTCCGACTAATTTTAGTTTCCAAGGAACATTTGCGAAAGATGATGGTACATTCTTTGTGCCATCAGACACTGTATCAGTAACGACCATTTCTAACGCTTCTAACGGGTCAGAAGTTGAAGATGTGTCTTCTATTAAGTATTTCGCACCCAGACTTTACTCAGCACAATACAGGGCAGTTACACCAAGAGATTATGAGGCAATAATTAATCAAATCTATCCTCAAACTGATTCAGTTTCAGTGATAGGAGGGGAAGAATTAGACCCACCTCAATTTGGAAAAGTGCAAATAAGCATAAAACCAAAAAATGGTACTTTTGTGTCAGATTTTGATAAATCTCAAATCAAAAGTAAGTTAAAAAGTTATGCAATTGCAGGTATTGATTCTGAAATAATTGATCTTAAAATACTTTTTGTTGAAATTGATTCAAACGTGTATTATGATCCTTTAAAAGTTGGTTCCTCAATTGATTTAAGAACAGATATCATAGGTGCACTACAAAAATATTCAAGTAATGTTGAGATGAATAAATTTGGTGGTAGATTTAAGTACAGTAAGGTAAATCAATTGATTGATAGAATTAGTGATGGTATTACATCAAATATCACTAAAGTCATTATTAGAAGAGATTTACAAGCACTTTTGAATCAATTTGCACAGTATGAGTTATGTTTTGGAAATAAATTCCATATCAATCCCGCTGGTTTTAACATCAAAAGCACTGGATTTACAATTTCAGGAAGTTCATCAATTGCATATTTAACTGATATACCAAATAAAGATGCTTCTGGTAATCTTGATGGTAGTATGAAAGGAACAATTAGTGTTGTTACTAGAGATGAAAAAAATAATGTGAACGTTCTTCGCAAAGCAGCAGGTTCGGTTGATTATAAAAAAGGTGAGGTAATTTTAAATACAATAAACATCACCTCAACTTTAGCAAATAATAATGTTATCGAAATACAAGCGTTTCCTGAATCAAATGATATCGTTGGTTTAAAAGACTTATTCGTAAGTTTAGACATTTCAAATAGTTCGATAAATATGTTGAAAGACGTAATTGCATCAGGAGAAGATGTTTCAGGTGTGGTATTTACAAGAGACTACTTTACTTCAAGCTATTCAAACGGTGCTTTAGAGAGGAAATAATTTATGTCACAATTTGACAAAAGAATAAAAATCAACACAATAGTTGAAAATCACTTACCAGAGTTTGTCACTAGTGATTTTCCTAATGCTGTTGAATTTTTAAAACAATACTATATCTCTCAAGAATTTCAGGGAGGTCCAACTGATTTAATTAGTAATTTAGATCAATATTTAAAAAGTGATAATCTTGTACCAGAAGTTGTTACTGGAAAAACCAGCACAGTTACTGGTATTGCATCAACTGATAAAACGATAGAAGTCGAAAATTCAAAGGGATACCCTGATGAATATGGTCTATTAAAAATTAATGATGAAATTATCACTTATACTGGTAAAGAAAAAACAGTAGAGTTAAAATCTAGCTCTGTGAACGCTAATTTTACATCTAAATCCAGTAAAGTCTTAAATTTACCTACCAAGGGTCTAGATATCAAAGTCAATGATATTGTAGAATTAATAACACCACCACCTCATTTAAGCGATAATGAATTTATAAATGTTCCAAAAGGAACTAGAGTCGCTAAAATTGAAGACGATAAAATAACTGTTGATAACGTCATTACCACAACTTTAAATCCAACCGAAAATAATCCTACAACAGGCAAATTTGCTTTTTTTAGAGAAAGATTTTTCTTTACTGGTTGTATACGTGGATTCAGTGGTATCACAGGATATAATGTAGGAGTATCATCTTCTCTATTAGATGTCAATAAGGAAAAAGTTAATTTTGAAGAAACAAGGGCAGATAATCATATAAGTGGTTCTACTGTTCAAAATCTATCAGTATTATTCATACAAGAATTTTATAAAAAATTAAAGAAAACGTTTTTACCAGGTTTTGAAGATACTAAATTTACATCTGATTTGGATGTCGGTAATTTTGTTAAGTTTGCACGTTCTTTTTACCAATCAAAAGGAATTGAAGAGTCAATAAAGATATTATTCAAGGTATTGTATGGTGTTGATTCTACAATACTTGATCTTGAAAGAAATTTAATCAAACCATCTGGTGCAGAATTTATAAGAAGAGAAGTTATAATCGCTGATTTGATAACCCCAGATGCAGATCCACAAAAATTAATTGGTCAGACAATTTACAAAAGTGATGATCTAAAAACAAACGCTTCAGTATCTGAGGTAGAAATATTAAATGAGAGGGGAAAATCATATTATCGTATATCTCTATTTGTAGGTTATAGTGATAGAGACTTAATAAAGGGAGTATTTGAGGTTAATCCATACACAAAAGTTATCTCAGGAGTGTCAACAAGTGATTCTGTAATATCAGTTGACTCAACAGTAGGATTTGCAAAGACAGGGATAATAATTAGCGGTAATAACACAATTAACTATACATCTAAATCAGTTAATCAATTCTTTGGGTGCACAGGTATTAGTCATCCAATTGAAATAACTGATGATGTTCGTTCAAATGATTTTATTTTTGGATATGAAGATGGGGATTTATCTAAAAAAATTGAATTAAGAGTTACAGGAGTTTTAGATCAATTAATAGTAGATGATCGTGTTAATTTAATTGATGAGGGTGAAAATATAGGTGTAAAGAATTTGGGTGTAAAAATACGTAATGAGGGAAAAAATTATAAAGAAATATTTGCTAACTCATGGATATACAATACCAGTTCAAGATTTCAAACTGAAAGTATAAAAGATTCAATTGTAACTTTAAACACTTTAATTGATAAGTCATCTATTAGAGTGGGTGACAAATTTAATATTTTAAGAAGAAGTGAACAAACAGTTATTGACTCTTTAATTGTTAAAAATATATTAAACTCAAAGCAATTTGAATTTGCAGAAAATCCAAATTTTACTCCTGTAGATACCGAGAAGTATGATATTCGTAGAGTTGTAGATAAAGCAACCAGTTCAGAGGTAGAAATAAGAGAAGGTAATGAATCAATTATCTCAAATGTTTTGAACGTGTATGTTGACGGTGATACTGATGGATATGTTGCATCCAATTCACTTCCAAAATTTGATATAGATGATGATGTTATTAAAGAAACAATAGTTGGAATGGCTAATACCACTGATAACTTTCCATTTGATCCAAGTAGTCAAGATCCAATAACTGGTTTGTATAGTATATTACAATTTCATTTTGATCCAATTAGAGATATTAAATTTATAGAGGGAGATGCTGTTGTTTACAATTCTATTAAAGATCCTAGCACAACTACCACACCTAGTCTAGGTGAATTGATAACAGGTTTAAATGACGGTCAGATTTATTATGTTGATCCACAACCAGCACCATCTAACACAAATATTACAAAAATAGCTCTTTACGCTTCAAGAGGACAAATAGGAAGTGCTAGCACTGTAAAGGTTGGTCTAGGTATATCAACAAAAGATGAACATACTTTCACTTTATTAAGGCATCATAATAAGAAAATAAGTGCAAATAAGATTTTTAGAAAATTCCCATTATCACAAAATTTAATTGATAAATCTACAAATGATAAAACTATAGGTGATATTGGATTATTAACTAATGGTGTAGAGATAAGGTCTCCTTTATCTGAAGATTCTGTGATTTATGGAAATTTAACTTCAATAAATTTAATAAATGCTGGAGAGAATTACGATATAGTTAATCCTCCCAAGTTACTCATAGAACCAGGTATTGCTCATACTGTTGGTTCTGCTTCAAGTGCTTTTGCTGAACCAATATTAAGTGGTTCAGTTAGAGAAGTATTAATTGACCCACAGGATTTTGATATAAAATCAGTTAAAAGTATATCATTAACAGGATTAAATGGTGAAGGTTGTGAATTAGAAGCAAATGTTGGTGCGAGATATAGAGAGGTATTTTTTAATAGTAGAAAAATAGAATTTGGTGGTGGTGTTGATATTGTTAATGAAACAATTACCTTTAATGATCCACATAAATTAGAGGATGGTCAGTTAGTTTATTATCAAAATAATGGTAATAGTTCTCTTGGAATTGGTAGTGCATATAGTCCAATATTTGAGATCACAGGTTCACTGGGTAATTCAGATCCATATTTTGTGCGAGTTGTTAATCCAACAACCATCAGAATTTTTAATAAGAAAAATGACGCATTAGCAGGTATTGCTGGAATTAATACAGTAGGTTTAGCAACAGATTCTTCTGCAACAGGTAATCATTCCTTTAGAACAGAATCAAAAAATACTATAACAAGTATTAATGTATTAAATTCTGGTAGTGGATATCAACATCGTAAATTACATGTAAAACCAAGCGGTATATCAACCTCTTATGATACTATTAATTTTAATAATCATGGATTCAAAAATGGTGATTTAGTTAATTACTCACCAACAGTTGGTATTGGTTCTACAATACCAAAAGCGATTCAAGGATTAGATACCACATTATCCTACCATGTAATGAAAATAGATGATAATTCATTTAGACTTGCAAATGCAGGAGTAGGTGGTACTTCAAGGGTTGATTTTGAAAGAGGTAAATTTGTTGGTTTAAATTCTACTGGAACAGGGTATCAAACATTTAATTATCCAGATATCAAAGTTAATATTGAAGTTGTTTATAATGGTAATGTTACTGGTTCTTTTAATGTAACTCCCATAATTACAGGTTCATTTACTGGTGCTTATCTATATGAGGAAGGTTCAGATTATGGATCTACAATTGTAAATAATCTTTCTAATCCAAAAGTTGATATCTTAAATGGTAGATTAGGAGGTGTGAAACCAATAATTGAAAATGGTAAAGTAGTTGATGTAGCAGTATTAGATCAGGGAATGGAATATAACTCTATTCCAGACATAATAATTAATTCCTCTGGAACAGGTGAAGGAGCGATTGTAAGGCCCATAATATCAGAAGGTAGGTTAATAGATGCTATAGTCATCAGCAGTGGCATAGGATACGACCAAGCAACTACAACTGCTGATGTAGTTACAAGGGGAATAAATGCTAATTTTGATTCGTCTATAAGAATTTTAAAATTAAATAAACATTTTAGAGAAAAATCTACATCATTAATTACAAGAGATGATTATTTAAGTTATAATGTGCTTAGTTGTAATGAATCATTATTAAGCAATTTAGAAAATGGTGATTTTGAATTAATAAATGAAAAACCACAAAAACATTCTCCTATTATAGGATGGGCATATGATGGAAATCCAATTTATGGACCAACTGGTTACAGCGATCCTGATGATATCAATTCAGAATTAAAACTTTTAGAGTCTTCATATAGTAAAGATATTAACCTAGTTGAAAATAGACCAGTTGGATTTGCCGATGGAATGTTTATTGACGATTTTATTTTTGATAACTCTGGTGATTTAGATATTCATAATGGAAGATTCTGTAAAACACCTGATTTTCCAAATGGAATTTATGCATACTTTGCTACTATTGAATTAGATAATAATGGTGAAATTGATGGTGTTTATCCTTATTTTATAGGAAGAACATTTAGATCATCTTTAACTGAAAATAATCTAAATTTAAATCAAGATTTTGATTTCAATAATTCAAATTTAAAAAGAAATACTTATCCTTATAATGTTGGAGAAAGATTTGCTGATAATGATTTCTTAATTGAATCATATGAAAATTCTTTACAATCAGCAGAGGTGTTATCAGTTTTAAAGGGTGAAATTGATAATATTGAGATATTAAATCCAGGTCAAAATTATAAAGTTGGTGATCTTACTTCTTTTAATGAAACGGGCACAAATGGTCAAGGTTTTAGTGCTGAAGTTGGTGAAATAGTTGGATTGGGAGTTTCTAGTATTGAAACTACATTAGATAGATTTGAAGATTTAGTATTTACTAGACAAAATCAGAATACTGTCATAGGAAATTATAAACCTTTTATTGAACTAAATGATCAAGATTTTGTCTTTGTTTCTGGTCTAAGCACATCAATACAAAATCTAACAGATTCATTTAAAGTAGGTGTTACCACATCTCGTGTTGCTTTAGCAAAAAGCATGAGTATTGTTGGGTTAAGTAGTGTAGTTGAAGATATTTTTGTTAATCAATTGCCAGAAAATATTTCAGTAGGTAGTAGTATTAGAGTTGGTTCTGGTAACGCTTTAAATGATGAAATTATCGAAGTATTGAATGTTTACGAAGATTTAAAAATAATTCGTTCATTAAGACGTATTAACGGGGCGGGTCATACTTTTGGTTCAAACGTTGATTTATTGAATAATATAATATCTATTCCAGTAAAAACTGAAAAATTTGATTCACAATTGAACGATGTAGTATATTTCAATTCAGTTCAATCTATAGGAGTTGGTACTGATGGAGTTGGAATTAGCACTGATTATCTAGTTGGTGAAACTATTGAATCGGTTTCAATACCAAATAGGCAAATATATCTTCCAAATCATCCTTTTGAAACTGGACAAAAGGTAATATTAACAGTTCCACCTGTGCCCAATCGACAGATTAATGTGTCTATGACTGGTGATCCTAATGATACTGACGGTAACTTTGCGATACCATATGGATCGTTAGACACTGAAATTGAATTATTTGTAATTAAAAAAAGTGAAAATTATATTGGTCTTTCTACAGTTAGTGTTGGTAATACAAGTGATGGGTTATATTTTAATTCAAATGCAAGTGCTGTTGTAGGATTATCCACTTTTCTTTATAATATATCCTCAAAATTCAATCAAGTAACTGGTGCTGTTGATAAAATTGTAAGCACAGTAACAACAAAAGTTGCTGCTGCTGAAACAACAACACATAATTTACAAAATGGTGATATTGTTAAAATAAATGTCGTGCCAAATTTGACAGTTGGGATAGGAACCACTGTGCCTATTGAAGTAAATTATAATTCTGAATTTGAAAAATTATTAATTAATCCAATCAAATTTACAAATGCTGATGTTGAATCAAATAGAATTGATATAGAGGATCATGGATTTAACACTGGTGATAAAGTATTTTATGAAGGAAGTGCTGGTTTAGGCACAGGATCTTATTTTATTAATAAAATTAATAGTAGATATTTCCAATTAGCAGAGACATATAAGGATTTATTTGCAAATCCAATAAGATTAATCGAAATAATTCCAAATACAGGTGGAAGTGAGCAAACTATATCACCAATAAACCCTCAAATTAAGGTCTATAAAAATTCAAAAATTAAGTTTGGATTATCAACAACCACTCTTGCTGAATTTGATTTCAAAATATTTTACCAAAATGGCAGTAATGAATTTTTAAGTTCTCAAGATTCATCAATATTTAATGTTGGTGTAGCGGGTACTATTGGTTTAGGGACTGATATTTTTAATCCTGAAGGTGCAACATTAACTTTACAACCTACAAATTCAACACCATCAGTATTATATTATGGTATTACTAAGGGTGGTTTTATCAGCACAGCAGATAACGATGTGCAAAATTATTCCCAAATTATTTTCCTTGATAGTGTGTATAATGGTGAATATAAAATATCAGAAGTTACATCTGAGACATTTAACTTCTCACCAAAATTACCTGAATTTTTAACTTATAATGAAGAAGATTGTGAAAAAATTGAATATTCAACAAGTTCAAAAAACGTTAAAGGTGGTATTAAAAAATTAAATATTATTTCAAAAGGATATAATTACAAAAAATTACCAGAATTTAATACTGTATTATCTGAAGAGGGCACAAATGCTAATTTAGTGATTAGATCTAACGATATCGGTAGAGTTAAAAAAACAAGAATACTTGATATAGGGTATGAATATTCATCTGATAAAACACTACAACCTGAAGTTTTTATACCTTCAATTTTAAATATTGATAATTTAGATACTATTTCTGAAATTGAAATTGTTAATGGTGGTTCTGATTATACCACACCACCTGATTTAATCTTATTTAATCCATCTACGAATCAAATTATAGATGATTCTTCAATACTAGCTATAAGTCCTAACCAGACAATTTCAGATATCAATTTGATAGCACCTATTCATGGGTTAGATTCTACATCACATCAAATATTTGCAATTAACAATTCAAATGGAATAGGTATCAACTCTATAAGAATTAATCAACAGGGTTTGATAGAATGTTTTATGCAAGTTCCATTTAGCGGATTTAATCCTGAACCATTTGCAGTCGGTGATGAAATATTTATTGAGGGTATACAGAGAGTAGATGAATCAGGGGATGGATTTAACTCTTCTGATTATAATTTTAAATTCTTTAAAGTTGAAGAGTATACTGGCGGAACTGAAGTTATCGTGAAGTATAGTGTTGCAGGATTGAGTACAAATCCAGGAATTGCAGTAACATTTCAATCTGGATTTGCATCTATAATCAATAAACAAAAATATCCAAATATAGTGCCAGTTCAGAAAAGAGGTGTTTTCCAATTAAATGAAAAATTATTACTAAATGACGAGAAAGTTGATGTATCAGTTATTGAAACACGAGATGATTACATAAAATTAGATGGATTGCAATTAATTAGTATAGGGGATAGAATTACAGGTCGAACAACAGGTGTTTCAGCTGAGGTGGTTGCTCTTAAATCTGATAAAGGTTTCTTTTCTATTGATTTTTCAAATCGTAGGGAATATGGTTGGATCAATAATATCGGTAAGTTAAATGAAGATGTGCAAGTTATACCTGATAATGATTACTATCAAAATTTATCTTATTCTGTTAAAAGTCCAATAACTTGGGATCAATTTTCTAATAGTGTCAATAGTATCGTTCATCCTTCAGGATTAAAGAATTTTGCAGATACATTCATACAGAGTCGAGTAGATGTTCGTTCATCAAAAACAAATGAAGTTATAAGGAATTTTATTTTAGATCTTGTAAGTGATGATAATCGTGTAGACGCAATTAATAATTTTGATTATGTAAGAGATTATGAAAGATTAAAAAATAAAACAAAATCTATTCTTTTCTCTACAAGAAGATTAACCAACTTTAATAAATGCATAACAAATAGAGTGATAATGCATGATGATATTAGTGGTAGATTTTCAAGCGTTGGTTTTTCTGCAAATAATAGTGTTATTGATACGGTAAATGGTAGATTTGTAAATTATCTTATTCAAGTAGTAGATCCTGATACATTTGATACACAATTAAGTGAAATAATTGTTTTAACAACTGAGGATGATGTTATACTACTTGAAAAAACAAGTGATACTGCTGGAGTAGGAGAAGATAATACTGATGGTAATTTAAAATTAGGTGAATTTAAAACTGAAACGACAGATACTGACACTGTAAATCTGTTATTTGAACCTGTTGAAAAATTTACAAGAGATCATGATATCAAAATATTAAAAACCTTTTATGATATTGATATACTAGGAACTACCACAAATGTTATTGGTAGCATCAACTTAATAAGTGCTAATGTAGATGCTAATTCAAACAGCACCACATCAATTTTTGAGTTTGATAAAGATGAATTTAATGGATTGCAAGCAAATATATTTGTGCAAGATACAGTAACCAAAGAATATAATTATAATGAAATTTTACTTGATTTTGATGGTGTTAACACATCTTTATCACAAATTTATTCTGATGATGTAATAGGAATTTCTACAAATAAAGTTGGAATTATAACATCTAAATTGGAAAACGGTTTAGTTAAATTGCAAATTGAAAATGATAGGAATAATAATATAAACACAAAATCAAGTATAGTTGGTTTAGGAACTACAACCGCTGGTATTGGAACTCATAGATTCTTAGCTCAAGGGCAACCTTCAGAAACTGAAAGGAGTATAAGATTTGAATCTACATTTAACGAGGGAACTGCAACACCAATTAGTTTTGCTTCTATTGATAAAACAATTGATAGTTCAATTAAATCTCTAGTTAAAGTATCTGCTGGACAAACTTCTGCAATACATCAAGTTACAGCAATTAGAGATGATAGTGATATTTTAGTTGTGCAATATCCATATGTTTCATTAGGTTCAACTTCAGGAATAGGTTCATTTACCTCTTCAATAGTTGGTGATGATATTAGTATATCGTTTGTGCCTGATTCAGATATTACTGATGAGGTTAAAGTTCAAGCATATAATCAAGTATTTTACACTGACCAAGATTTTAGCAATAATCCATTAAATTTATCTTACGGTAATGTAACACAAAGTGTATTATTATCTGCATATGATGGTTTAGAAGGTAAGAGAGCTGATAAAACAGAGTTTGAATTAAAACATGAAGGAACACCAATTTACACTAAAACATTTAATCCCGATGGTGTTGGATTAGAAAAATCAACAGGTACATTTACAATACCAAATCATTTCTTCAATACAAATGAGGAATTAGAATATACACCTGGTTCATCTTTTGTGGGTGTTGCTGCCACACCAGTTTCTATTGGTTCAACTGTAAATAATGTTGGTCTAACAACAGATATTTTACCCTCAACTGTTTTTGTAAAAGTTTTAAGTGATATTAACAAGTTCCAATTATTCCCAACAAGAGATGATATAACATCTGGTGTTGCGATAACCTTTACTGGTGTGGGTTCAGGTAATCGTCATAAGTTGAATATGACTAAAAAATTATCTAAAACTATGATTGGATTAGATGGTATTGTACAACAACCAGTTACATTCACATCTTTAACTCATACATTAGATGTTAGTATTGGCACTGGAACTTCACAATTCTCGCTCAGTGGAATTGGTTCAATCGCAACATCTGATATATTAAAGATAAATGATGAATTTATGAAAATAATTGAAGTTGGATTTTCAAGCACATCTGATGGAAGCGGGAAAATAGACGATCAACAAAACATATCAGAAGGTTTATCAACAGTTCCAACAGTCAGAGTCGAAAGGGGAGTGTTGGGTATCGGTGCTACATCTCATGATGTTGGTGATTTGGTTAGAGTACATAGAGGTTCGTTTAATATTGTTGATAGTAGTGTTCATTTTGTCAGTCCACCTAAAGGTAATACACGTTCAAGAAAAACAGATACCGAATTACCTTTTGTAAAAGCAGATTTTAGTGGAAGAACATTTACAAGACAAGATTATGAAACAAATATGCTATTTGATGACATATCTGATAATTTTACTGGTCTTACAACAAACTATACTTTAAAGGTAGGAGGGGCAAATACATCTGCTGGTGTGCAGATAGGAAACGGTGTTGTATTCATTAATGGAGTATATCAAAGACCGTTTACTGCAAGTTCTAGTAAAAACAATTATAAAATTGTAGCAGATACCATAGCTGGAATATCATCAATAAGATTTACTGGTATTACATCAACAGATGGTTCATTTATTGTGTCTCCTGATGATATTAATCAAAATCAAATACCAAGAGGTGGTCTAATTGTATCATTAGGTTCAACACCAGGATTAGGATATGCACCATTAGTAGGTGCAAAGGTAATAGCAGAGAAAAATGCATCTGGTGAATTGACAGGAATTGTTGGAATTGGAACATCTTCTGGATTCAATCTAGGTATTCAAACTGCTGTATATGATAATACATCAGGCATTATTACAGTAACGACAAATGATGTTCATGGATTTGCATTAGACAGACCCACTACAGTTAAATTGAAGAATCTTGAATTTAAATGCCCCAAAGATATAGTTGGTCAAGATGAGGATGGTAATCAAATTAATTCAGTAACAGATGCAGTATATGATACATCAAATGGTAATCTAGTTATTACACTTAATGATCACGGATTAGTAAATGGTGATGCTGTGGTTCTTGAAACTGATTCATTCACATTCACTTGCACATTAGATCCTAGTCAACCTAAAACCTATCCAAGAGCAACTGACCCTGCAGCAAATCAATATTTAACAGTAGATAATGTCACAACAAATACATTTAGAGTAAATGTTGGTGCATCTGCACCTGGTGATCAATATCCTCATAACTTTGTTTCAGCGACAGATACAGCTGTTCAAACTATTGGTGGTGGTGGATATGTGGGTGTTACAACAACTATTTTCCAAGATCATGAAAGACCATTATTTGTTGTTGGTATTGTATCTGAAAGAAGTTTTGAGGTACAGGCAGGTGCTAGCACAATACCACATACTTATCAAGGTGGTGGTCATGCTTTTGAATTCTTTGAAGATTTAACGTTCGGATCAGGTTATCGTGGTGGCACTGTTGCAATAGGTGTTACAGATATTGCTTATGAACATAAATTTGTAAGTTCGGGTATAGGTTCTATAAGAAAAACTGCTTACAATGGAGATGCATTCACTGCAACTGATGCAATTTACGAATCTCACAGTGGACTTCTTACATTAGTCATACCAAATCATACATTCATTACGGGTCAAACAGTTGGTATTGATACTGGTGGAATCGTATTCAAATGTTCTAAAGATGGATTTTTAGGTAATCATCCATATCCTCGTGCAGTATCTAAAACTAGTTTCCCTAACTCAGATCCATTTGCTGGTTCATTTGTAAGTGTAGGAGCAACATCTATAGATTCAATTACATTTAATGTTGGACCTGGTGGTGGCGGTGGTACTGGTGCTGTTGTAGAAGCAACTGTAGGTGTAGGAGGAACTCTTGCATTTACAATAACAAATCCAGGTTCTGGATATGTAAATCCACAGATTAATATACCTGAACCAATCTATGAAAATCTTGAAGTGGTAGGTATATCAAGATTGGGTGTTGGACCTACAGAAGAAACAGGTGCTAACTTATTATTAAATGTTGATGTTGGAACAGCAACAACATCTGTTGGAATTGGTTCAACTTTATTCACGATTAGTAAATTTGAAATAGCAAGAGCAGGATATTCATTTAAAAAAGGAGACAAATTCAAACCTGTTGGTCTTGTAACTGCTGCACATTTATCAGCACCAATACAAGAATTTGAATTGGAAGTTCTTGAAATATTTAATGATAAGTTTTCTGCTTGGCAATTTGGTGAAATTGATTCAATTGACAATATAAAGTTCTTACAAGACGGACAAAGAACTAGATTCCCATTATTCTTTAATGGTGAACTATTAAGTTTTGAAAAAGATAGATCAAATGATCTTTCTGCATTAATCGACTTAGATGCAGTATTACTCGTATTTGTGAATGGTGTTTTACAAAAACCTGGCGAATCTTATCAATTTAATGGTGGAACAACATTTACATTTAAAGAACCTCCTCAAGGTGAAACTGGTGAAGGATTGAATGATCATGATCAAGTTGATATCTATTTCTATAAAGGTGAAGATAATAAAGATGTTAAGATACAAGTTGTTCCAGAAACAGTTAAAATTGGTGATGAACTTCGTATATTTAAGAGTGATAGATCATCTGGAATAACAACATCACAAACTAGTTCAAGAGTTGTCAAAGAAATACTTAATACAGACATATTAGACACCGATATTTACACAGGATTGGGGATTGATGATTTAAATGAAAAACCAGTAAAATGGATGAAACAAAAAAGAGATTTAACTATTAATGGAACATTAGTTTCTAAATCAAGATCTATATTAGAACCTCAAATTTATCCTACATCTAAAATAATTGGTGACTTTACAACTACATCTGGATTGGGAGTGCAAGGTGATAATAGTATTTTTGTTGATGATGCCCAATCATTTTTCTTTGAAACAAGATATGGACTCACTGTTAGTGGAGTAGACGCATTAGTGTCATCAGGTGAAGTAAATACACCTGCATCTGCAATAGCAAATGTATCTGGGACTGGCACTATTTCTTCATTAACTATTATAGAATCAGGTTCTGGATATGATGGCACAGTTGATGTAAGAATAGCAGCACCACCTTCAGGTATTGGTGCTGGTGTAGGAAATACAGCAACAGCAACACTTACAGTTTCTAATGGTTCAGTCGCTTTTGATCAAATTACCGATGGGGGTCTTGGATATGATTCAAATAATCCACCAAAAGTTATAATAGAGAGTCCTCCATTCAAATATGAAAAAATAACAGGTATTGCTAATTTTGAAGGATATACTGGAATCATAACAGGTATTACACAAATAACTAGACCAGGCAGTAAACCTGCGTTAAGATTTGATTTCACTGCAGTGGTTAGGGAAACAGATACAGATTCACCGAATTTTGGAAGATTCAAAAATGCTCCTGATGCAAGCATACTTGAAGTTGGTTTCCCTATATTGATTACAGATACAAAAGTTGGACATGGATTAACATCTGTAAATCCTACAGACGCACATGTAGTTGGTATCGGAACAACTTTCCTTGATAATGTTTATATTGTCAATTCTGTTGATTACAGTATTGGTGGTGCAAAAGGCACGGTTATTTGTCATGTCCATTCAAATAGTGCTAGTTCTATCAACGGTATTGATGAAGAGGGATTTTTTGAAGAGAATAAAGCATCGACAACTTCACTGGGTAAACTAAGTTGGGGTAGATTATACGGTTCAGATTCAGGGAACGATCTGCAACGTTCATCCAATCCCATATCAATTGGTGTCACTGGATTGACAGTAGATGCTGGTCTTTCAACATTCCCAACTATTCAAAGAAAAAATTATGATGGAGTTGGTGAAACAGGTCATCGAAATAGTGGTTCGATTAGAGCAGAATTAACTGCAGAATAACTTGATGCCAAAATCACTATAAATAGAAAGAAAAGTAAGATACTCAGTTACAGATGTCAGCTATTATTACTGATCAATTCAGAATTTTGAATGCAAATAATTTTGTAAATTCCGTACAAGATACAAATAATTCTTATTATGTCTTTTTAGGTTTAACAAATCCTAAAGAAAATGGGTTTGGTAGATCTGATGAATGGAATATAAACACACCAGCACCATCTGATAGTTTTTCATATCGAAGGCATGCAGGTGACACGATGATGTTCGGTAAAAAAGTATCATCTGCTAACATTAGAAGATTGATAAGGAGAATAGAATGGGTTCAGGGAACAAGATATGAAATTTATAGGGATGATTATAGTGCATCAAGTCCAAGTCCAAATTCATCGGCAACACGATTATATGATGCAAATTATTATGTTGTAACTTCTGAACTAAAAGTTTATATTTGCATTGATAACGGTTCTACAGGTTCTAATCCACTAGGTAACGTTTCACAGGATGAACCAACCTTTGAAGGTACAGAACCATCAAAAGCAGGTAACAGTGGTGATGGTTATGTATGGAAGTACTTATTTACTGTCCCTTCTAGTGATACTATTAAGTTTGATTCAACTGAATTTATAACAGTTCCAAATAATTGGTCAACAAGCACTGATGCACAGATAAGAGCAGTGCGTGAAAATGGTAATTCTAATATCAATTCAAATCAAATAAAGCACATTTTTATTGAAAACTCTGGTAATAAATATGCCCCTGATGTAGTGGGTGCAGAAGTAGATATTGTAGGTGATGGCACTGGAGGAAGAGCAAGAATTGATATAGAAGATGGAAAAATAACTAATGTTACCGTAAGTGCAGGAGGTAAAGGATATACATGGGCTCGTGTTGATTTATCAACTTATAATAATAATGCAGATGTAAAGGCAAAATTAATCCCCATTATTCCACCAGCTAGAGGTCATGGAGATGATATTTATAGTGAATTGGGAACTGATAAAGTGCTTCTTTATGCAAGATTTGATGATTCTACTAAAGATTTTCCTGTAGATACCACATTTTCACAAGTAGGTATAGTTAAGAATCCCACTAAAATTGATAGTGATGTTGTATATACAGACAATACCTTTTCTTCATTACAAGCAATTAAATTACAAGAATTTAGTAACACAAGTGTTCCACCTAAAATTGGTGAAGAAATAACTCAAAAACTTACAATCCCTCCTAATGACGGAAAAGTTGCAAAGGGATATGTAAGTTCTTATGATGAAACCACTAGAGTCCTTAAATATTTTAGGGATCGATCATTATATTTTAATGATACAACATTTGATCATACTGATGAAGTTGGTGTGAATACAACTGGAAGGATATATCAATTTGAAACTGGTTCTATTATTAATGATATAAATGGTTCATCATCTGGATTTTCTGGAAAAGTTGAAATTGCATTTTCAGGTATTACAACTAACCCATCTGGTGCCCAATTAATCAATTTAGGAACTAGATTTCAAGCAGGGTTATCTGATTCAGAGATAAATAAAGGGTCGGGACAAATTATCTATTTGGATAACAGACCTGAAATCAACAGAAGTCTCCGTCAAAAAGAGGACATTAAAATCGTATTAGAGTTCTAAAATGCCACAAAAGACAAATTTAAATATAAGTCCTTATTATGACGACTTTGATAAGGCGAAAAACTTTTACAAAATTCTTTTCAAACCTGGTAAACCAGTGCAAGCAAGAGAATTATCTGGGTTGCAGTCTATATTACAAAATCAAGTTGAAAATTTTGGAAAACATATTTTCAAAGAAGGTTCGATGGTCATACCTGGTAATATAGATTGTGACAAATCTTACTTTTCTTGTAAAATAAATTCATCTCATCTTGGTATTGATGTTTCAATTTACTTAGATAATTTAATTTCAAAGAATAATGGAAAAGGTACAAGAGTTAGAGGTCAAAATTCAGGTATTGTAGCAACTATAAAAAATTATGTTCTCCCACCAAACGAAGGAGTAGAAGAACCAACAATATTTGTAAAATATAATACATCAGGAACAAATAAAGAAAGTGTTGCCTTTCCTGATGGAGAAATTTTAATACTTGAGGAAAGTTTAACTTATGGTAATACTACCATAAACATAGGTGAAACTGTATTGACATTATCTTTAGAAAATGCATCAGCAACAGGTTCAGGATTTGGTATTAGTGAGGGTGTATATTTTGTGCGTGGTCATTTCATAGATGTTCCATCATCTTTTATAATATTAGATCCATATAATCCTAAACCATCATATAGAGTTGGATTAGATATAATTGAAGAAATAGTAAATGCAAATGATGATTCTTCATTATATGATAATGCAAAAGGTTTTACTAATTTTGCAGCACCTGGTGCTGATAGATTTAAGATTACTGCCAAATTAACTAAAAAAGCGTTAACTGACAAAAATGATACTAGTTTCGTAGAATTATACAGAATAAGAGAAGGTGAAGAGAAAAAGATACAAGATACAACTGTTTATTCGGAAATTAAAAAATATTTTGCAAAAAGAACATTTGATGAATCAGGTAACTACGCTGTTGAACCATTCCGTGTTAATTTGCAAAATTCATTAAATGATGAGATAGAGTCAAACGGATTATATACTGAAAATCAGTTAACAGATCAAGGTAATAAACCCTCAGAAGATACCATGTGTGTTAAATTATCACCTGGTAAAGCTTATGTAAGAGGATTTGATGTATCTTTGCCTAACACAACAGTAATAGATGTTCCTAAACCAAGAGATGTAAAAAACATAGATGCTGCTTCAATTCCTTTTAGTATGGGAAGTTTATTAAGAGTAAACAATGTTTTTGGAACACCATATATTAATTTGGGCGGATCTGATGGAACAAATATTGTTGAACTTTATAATCAGAGGAGAAATTCAACAACAGTATCAGAAGGGACTGGTATAAAGATAGGTCAAGCAAGAGTATATTCATTTGGTGTAACAGATGCATCTTATAGTGATTCCTCAACACAGTTTGATTTGCATCTATATGATATTCAAACATATACCACTTTAAAAGTATCAAACATAGATACAACCCTAGTAAAGGGGACTAGAGTAAGAGGATTATCTAGTGGTGCGATTGGATATCTAGCAGAGACTCCTAATACAAGTGGTGTAGATGAATTAAATGTATCTGGAACCACTGGTACGTTCATGGTTGGAGAAAAATTAATTTTTAATGAAAAAACAATTGATACTAAATCATCTGTTATAAAAGTTAATGCTTATAACGTATTTGACATTAAATCTGTCCATCAAGATAGTATAAACGTAACTAATAACACTGGTGGACTATCTGGTATAGTAACTAGTTTTGTAGCAGACTCAGTTCTGTATGATCGTATATTACCAGGATTTTCACCTTCAGACAATTTAAATGTAGTATCAGTTGATGCTAATACAGACACTGCATCTATTCCTGGTCGAAATTTTGCTGGAAAAGTTGGTATTACAACTGACGCAGTTATATCTTATAGTCATGGCGGGTTTGATGAACCAGTATTTAATCGTATATCTAATATAAGTAATAATGGTAAAACACTTACTTTAGTTGAAACTCCAAATGTAGAAAATGTTAATTCAGGTGGAGTTTTAGGTGCAGGAACAACAACTGGAACATTTAGAGTTAGAATTCCTCTTATATCAAATATAAGAGATGCTGGATTATTTACTAGATTACCTAGAAAAAATGTTTCTAATTTAAACTCTTCCAATTCTAATCTAATAATCACAACACAGGTAACTGGTAAATCTACTACTGCTTCTGGCACCCTATCAATTTCATCAAGTGATGCTTTAGATGCAAGTTCTGGTATTACAAGTGCTTTCTTTGAACCATTTGATGCTGAAAAATATACAATTACTTATGATACTGCAGACACAAATTTCAACTCTTCATTTTCAGCTACTGAACCATTAACATCTGACAAAGTTATTGTCTCAAATGATGGTAATGATGTTACGTTTACAGGTCTAGTGCAACAAAACGTATCATGTACGGTAAATGTTACTCTCAAAAAAATTGGACTTACTAGCAAATCTAAAAATTATGTTAGGAGTAGACAACTTGAAATTACAAGAACTGCTGGTATATCTACAAATGGTAATTTAACTCAAAGTAATGCTTATGGATTAAGAGTAGAGGATAAAGAAATTTCTCTTGATAATCCTGATGTATGTAAAGTAGTTGCCATATATGAATCAAAAAATACTTCTAAACCAGTTTTTGATAAATTAAAATTTGTTTCAGGATTAAGTTTAGATACAGCAACGGTTATTGGAGAAAAAGTAATTGGTGAAGAAAGTAGAGCGATTGGACAAATTGTCGCAAGGAATCCAGATTCTATTGATTTTGTTTATTTAAATGCAAATCGATTTACTAAGGGTGAAAAGGTAACATTTAAAGAATCTTCAATCGCTTCTAACTTACAAGGTATTGTCAACGGAAATTATATAGACAGGACTGATAATTATCTTTTAGATAAAGGTCATACAAGACAAATATCAGATTATTCTAGAATAATTAGAAAGGATAAATCTGGGATACCTGCAAAACGCTTATTAGTTGTGTTTGACCAGTATCAAGTTCCAATAGGAAATAAAGGTGATTTATTCAGTGTTAATTCATATACTTCTGATAGATATACGAATGACATACCATTAATTGGAAGAGAAAGGGCAACAGATGTTTTAGATTTAAGACCAAGAGTTAAGGAATTTAGCGAAACAAGTGTGTATCCTAATCAATCACCTTTTGCATTTAGTAGTCGTGAATTTGAAGAAACTAATCCTTTTGTTATCACACCAAATGAAAGTTCAATCGTTGGTTATGGTTTCTATCTTCCTCGTATTGATAAACTTGTAATTAATGAATTTGAGCAAGTAAAATTAATTAAAGGTCAATCCTCTGAGACTCCCGTTCCTCCAACAGAGGTTGGAAATATGATGGCGGTTGCACAAATTACACTTCCCCCATATCTCTATGATGTTGTTAAAGAACCTGAAATAAGGATGTTTGATAATCGTCGTTTTACGATGAGAGATATTGGTGCTTTGGAAAAGAGAATTGAAAATTTAGAGGAAATGACCTCATTAAGTGCCCTTGAATTAGATACTAAATCACTTGAAGTTAAAGATCAAGATGGTCTAAATCGTTTCAAAACTGGTTTTGCAGTTAATAACTTTAAAAATAGAAGTTTCATAAACTTTAATGCTGATGGAGGTTCTAGATGTGATGTTGATACTATAAACAGAGAACTTATAAGTGCAGTTGATTTTTGGTCTATAAGAGCAGAATTAGCATTAAATCCTAGTATTGATGTTGCTTCTGCAGATTTAAATTCAAATTTACAATTACTTGATGGAAATTGTAAAAAAACAGGTGATTTAATTACTCTTGATTATAGTGAAATTGATTGGATCGATCAACCACAAGCAACAAGAGTGGAAAACGTTAACCCATTTAATGTTATAACGTTTGCGGGAGCAGTGGTTTTAGATCCACCATCAGATAATTGGACGAGAACAATCTATGTTGATAATTTTAGAAATGAATCAACTGGTGCTAGATGGGTTGAGAGTGCGAATGTTGTCTCAAATACAACAACTAGTAGCACTGATGTTAATGTATCAAATAACACAATACAAGCTGATCAAGATATATTTGAAGGAAATCATCGAGAAAGAGTAACAACAACAACTATTACAACTAGACAAAGAGTTGAAAGAAGTTTCACAAATACTCTTGAAGGTCCAAGTAGAGAATTTGATTATGTAGAGAGTGTAAAAGTTGATAGTCAAATCGATCCATTCATGAGATCAAGAAATGTTGCCTTTAATGCAAGTGGATTAAAACCAGCAACAAGACATTTTCATTATCTTGATAGTGGTTCACCAGATATTGTTCCAAAACTTAGTGAAATAGAAATGGTATCAGGTTCATTTACTGTTTTTGAAAATGCAAGAGTTGAACTTGTTAGTCTCGGTGATGATCCAGTGATAGGTTATGTTAGAATACAAAGACCGAATCATAAGTTTGGTGACACTACAAGACCTGATGTGGGAGCAGGATTAGGATCACCATCAGTCTTAGTTGAAGAATATTCAGTTGATCCATATGATAATACAAGACCAGCACCGTCAGCTAATTATTCTGCAACTTCAAAATTATTAAACGTTGATATTGCTGCGTTAGCAAATGATGAGCAATACTTTGGGTATTTTGTAAAAGGTGCGTTGGTAATTGGGGAGAAAAGTGGTGCTGTTGCTAGAATCACAAATGTTAATCTTATATCAGATAACTGGGGTGATTTAATTGGTTCATTCTTCTTTAGAAATGCAAATGCTGTTCCTCAACCACCTGTATTATTCAGATCTGGGACAAAAACATTTAAAGTAACAGCAGCCTCTGAAGGCACAATACAATTACCAGGTGCTACAGCACTGGCCAGTGACGCTACAGGTGTGTTTACAGGCACAGGAACCATATTAACTCAAACAACAGATACTGTTGGTGTTAGAAACCCTCCAGCACCTCCTCAGAGACCAAATGAAGTAAATGTAACTGTTAATGTTAATTCTTCCTCAGACACAGAATTTTTTGAGGCACCTTATAGAGATCCACTAGCTCAATCATTTAGAGTTGATGAGACAGGAGCATTTTTGACATCTTTTGATTTATTCTTTGCATCAAAAGATCCTAATACTAAAGTTTATATTGAACTTAGACATGTAGAATTAGGTACACCTACAAGGTTCCTTGTTCAGGATTATGCACAAGTAGCACTGAATCCAAATCAGGTAAACATATCTGATGACGCATCAGTGCCAACTACTATCAGTTTCCCATCTCCTGTTTATTTGGAACCTAATCGAGAATATGCAATTGTAATATTATCACCAGCATCTGATTTGTATGAAATGTGGGTTGCTCGAATGGGTGAAAAGACCGTTAAATCAACTGTCTTACCTGATGTTGAGGATGTTGTTGTATCAAAACAATATATTGGTGGAAGTCTATTTAAATCACAGAATGGTACGATTTGGACACCAAGTCAATATGAAGATTTGTGCTTTAAGTTACGTAAGGCATCATTCGTAAGTTCTGGAACTGCAACGTTCTATAACACACCAATCAATCCTGGTAATTTAAATACTCAGAAACTTCCTGATAATCCGATACGAACATTACCTAGAAAACTTAAAGTTGGTGTATCAGGAACACTATGCACTGATGCTAATTTAGCAATCGGTCAAAAAGTATCCCAAGCTAATGGACTCGGACAGACAGTTGCAGAGGATTCTGCAATAACAGGTATTATTGAAGGACAAGGAGCACCTATTGACAGTGGATCTTCGACTACTATCATTAATAAAGGTAGTGGATATCCTGGTTCTGGTGGCACAATACTTGGTGTTCCTCTTAAATCTTTAACAGGAAGTGGATCTGGTGCTGTTGCTACAATTACAGTAGGCACAGTGGATGGAGTTGATGGTGCAATAAGTGCAATCACTATCACTACTCTTGGAACTGGATATCAAGTTGGTGATGTATTAACAATTGATAACGCTAATGATACTGATATTACTAGTGGTGCTGGATTTAAATGCTCAGTATCAGCAATCAATTCTCAATTTGATACTGTATTTTTAACTGATGTTCAAGGATCACAATTTACAACTGGTCGTAAACTTGTAAAATATGATTCAAATAATACTAATCCATCAGTTATTGATACAACAGATCCTTCAGAGGCAACCGTTGCATCATCAGCAATTAATGGTGAATTAAATACGGGCGATGTATTTGAAGTTACACAATATAATCATGCTCATCATGGTGGAAATAATAAAGTTGTGGTTCAAAATGTAAAACCTGATACTGTTAAAGTGCAAACAACATCTGCATTAGCTCCTGATACAACATCTGTTGAAATCGCTAACGCTGATGTAACGCCATTTACTAGTTTTAATGGTATTACTACAGATAGAGGTTCTGCTTTAATAGGAAGTGAGATCGTTTCATATGTAGTTGGAACTGGCAAATTAACAATTGTTAGAGGACAATTTGGAACAACACCAGTATCACATGATGTTGGATCAGATATTCAAACTTATGAAGCAAGTGGAATATCTCTTGTTGGTATTAATACAACATTTGATACTGCTGATACTGCTTCATTTGATAATAATATTGATAATTATTTCTTAAAAGTTGATGTAGCTAATTTAGCACCTGAAAGAACAGATGATGCTTTATTATGTTTTACAAATGAAAAAGCGATTGGTGGAAAGAGTGTTCACGTATCGCAAAATCATCAGTTCAGTTCTATTTCAGCACAATTGAACGTTATCACACCTGGCAAATCAACAAATGTTAACTCATTTATAAGAACAGTTAGTGGAACTAGTGCTGGTGGAAACGAAATTTCATTTATAGATCAAGGTTTTAGTCCAACAACTTTAAATGAAACAACATTTTTCCCAACTCCAAGATTAGTTGCATCTGTTAAGAATGAAAGTGAAAGATTACAAAATTTACCTAAAAATAAATCATTAACTTTAAATGTTGACATGTCATCTGCCGATTCTAATTTATCACCTGTATTAGATGTTAAAAATTCTATCTTTATTCTAGGTAGAAATAAAATAAACAATCCTATTGGCGAAGACAATTATGCAACTGATGAAAGAGTTAAATCTCTAAGAGATGATCCACATGGTTCTGTATTTGTATCAAAACCAGTGACATTAAAGAATCCTGCTACTTCACTAAAAGTTCTTGTCGCAGCAAGCAGAGAACCAGAAGCAGATTTCAGAGTATTCTATCGTTTATTCAGTTTTGATTCTAGTGAAGTATCACAAACTTATAGACCATTTCCTGGTTTTAAAAATATGACTGACACAACTGGTGATGGTTTTGGAAATGAAATTATTGATACCTCATTAAATGATGGTAGACCAGATGCATTTGTTGCACCAAATGGGTTTAATGAATTTTCTGAATATCAATTCTCTGTTGATGATTTAGAGGAGTTTAATGGATTTGTTATTAAAATTGTCATGACTTCAACGAACGAATCAGTTCCCGTTCGTCTAAAAGACTTTAGGACAATCGCATTAGCATAATGAAAACATTTAACCAATTTCAAGAAAGTGTTGCTGCTTTAGGATTAAAAGCAGGAAGTAAATTTGCTCTTCCTGCCTTAATGACTGGTATTGGTGCTGCTGGAGTGATAATGCAATCAAAAAAATCTAAAGGTCCATTTGCAGATACTGGAGGTTTTGATGCATCAAAGTCACGAACTAAACGTCAATACCTTGGATTGCCCCCATCTTCTGATTTAAGTAAGAAAGAAAAAAAGAATAGAAAACTTAAAGGACAAAAAGAAATCATAGATAGGAGAGATGATAAAATAGCAAAAGAAGGACCAGGTGATTTAGTGCCTGGTGCAAAAAGAGCACGATTAAAGAGTTTGCTTAAGAAATATCTAGAGAGGTCAGGTATTCAATCTAAGAGAGATGCAAACAATAAAATTGATAGAGATCTAGATAAAAAATGAATAAAATGATCCCAGTGGAAGGTCACAAGAACCTTTTTCGTGATAGTGATTCAGGAGCGATAATCAATCATGATTATAATGGCTATCAAAATTATCTTAAAGATAAAAGGAGAAATGATATCAAACAAGAAGAGATTGATGCGATGAAAAAAGAGTTAAAAGAACTAAAATCTTTACTAAATGATCTTGCCTCAAAGATAACGTCAGAGTAAATATAAATACTTTTTAGATCTGAATATATTTTCTAGATGGCAGATATAAAAGTCAGAGTAGGACAGCAAGGTGCCACAAAAGTGATTTCATCACTGGCGGGTGCTCAAACCCTATCATTAGCAGAATTAAGTGATGTGAATATACCAGGAACCCTTCAAAACGGTATGGTTCTTGTTTTTAATGGCACGACCAATAAATTTGATGCGACTTTAGAATTAACGCCAGGTGCAGCACAGAATTTAGACATCAACGGAGGAAATTTCTGAAATGGCTAGTATAATTAGAATCAAACGAT